ACGTCTCTGGGATCGTAGCTGTGGTCAGCGCCAAAAAAGATGTGCCGGATGATACCGGGCGTGGTCTCTAGATTGGCTGCTCGCAGCGCTGAATCGATGGCGTCTTCGGTCTGTAGTCCTACTACAAACAAGGTACGTTCGCCGTGTGCGGGAGTGCGTTCTACTTCGGTACCTATGAAAAATTCAGTGTTCTCGTGTCCGGGTCTATTCATCATTGTCCTCGATATATTCATGATCATGCTGCCACTGTCGTTTCCGCAGATCCTGTAGCTGATCTTTCAGAGCCAACCGTTGTTTTTTTAAGTCATTGAGATGCGTGTCACTGAACCGGCCGGTCTTTTCTAGACCATCGATCTGTTTGTCTAAGGCGGCGTGCATCTCTTGCAGATGTTGGATGCGATTTTCATACATCTTGGGCGTCCTCCAGATCTTCTAGTTTCTGTGGGTCAAGTGTTTCTTCGTCGGTCTCTTTGGATCCAAAATCAAAGAGAGCGTTGTACATAGTACCAGCGTTGACTGCGCGATCACCAGTGTAACCACGGGTGCCTACGATCCTCTGCCAGACCATGGCATGATCATCGATCATGGCCAGACTGCGTTGGCGATCTCGCTGGGCAAACACCCTATCTATCACTGCTGCTGCATTATACCATGAATCTCGTGGATGCAGCAACATATCTGGACCAACACCAGAGTCAAATTCTCGATTGGCTCTTTGCACGGCTTCGATGTGCATCCAAACATTGTGTGCCATGAGCAATGCATAAGAAAAACTATCCCATGACGTACGGCTGACTTGGCCGTTTTTGTTTTTTTGGTCGGGCTGATATACACAGACATCTTTGAGTTCGATCATCTGTGTTATGGGGCTATCTTGGAAATTCGGATGGATACCATCTTGCCTCACGGCCTGACCAAATTTCCGGGTGTCGTTGCTGTATCGTCGATCATCGGCAGTGGCGCTCATGCGATAGCTCCATTTGCCACGATTCTCAGTGGCGATGGAATTATATAATTGTCCATTGGCCGTGGCCAAGAACGGTGAAGCACAGTCAAAACTTATAGTGAAATCAGAATTGGCGTATTTTCTCACCGAACGCTGTATCGTGGTCAGCAGCACGGCCCACTCCAGCTTAGACGTTCCCAGGAAGTGCATCCAGTCATGTACTCCTTTCTCCAGCAAGCCGTCGTGTATCAAGGTGACCAAGCGCTTCAACACCAGATGCACGTCACACATGTTCTGTCCACCCATGCCCCATCCATTGAAATGTCGATCGGGGTATTGCTGGGGATCTGAATAATGCTTCATGGTCTCGTACCAGCGATCCGCGTCAGTGTGATTGGCACCTTGCAACACATTGAGTATCCGGGTCTTGCCATGCCGGTTGTTGATCCAGTATTCGTTGTTGAACTTGGTGGCAGTGACCGCATCTTCGTAGCTGTGTATCCCAGATGCCGCGGCCCATTCGGGATTGGTGCAGGTCCATGTGGGTATGTCCATGGTCATGCCATAGTCCGCTATGCCACACTGCCATTCCAGCACAGCACGTCGCTTTTTCTCGGCTTCGGGACATCGAGGATCAGCCCAGCGGCCAGGCCATACTCCTTTGGCGATCTGGAATCCGCCCGAATCTGCCAGCATCACGGAACCCGGGTCCCGATTCCTGACCATGTCTTCTTTGGGCGCCGGCTTGGTGAGATCCAGGTTGGCATGTCCCGCACTGTACAGGCTCCAGCGATAGGGAAAAATAGCTTGATTGGGGTTGAGCCAGTTCAGTTGTTCCATGTGCGTGATGGCCTGGGGCATGCGAGCGGCATCGACGTAGGGGCCGAATCGTTGGCGACCGATGTATGTGGCATAGAAACTCGATATGGCCGGGAGGAATATCGCGTAATCTTTTTGCGCTGCAGTAAAATCAGTGATGTCTTTTTTGGTCATATCGATGATAAGTTTGCGTCAAATGTCACTCTCACTGGAGGCCGTGACCTCAGTGAACGTAGATACTGCAGGGCCAATGCATGCTCGGGATGGTTGGCGTTGCCAATGACGTCGTGCGCAGTGAAATCTGACCAAGTCCCCCAGTCCAGCAGGGTCGTGATGCTACCAGCGAACCCATGTTGATCGCACAGATCAATGAAATTGCCCATGTCTCTCCAGTTTTTGGCCTGTAACACGAACAGCAATTGTACATGAGCGTTGGTGGTGTTCGCGAGTTCCTTGAGATATTCCAGATTCCTCAGCAACACTCTGTAACTTCCGCCCAGACGCACTTCTTCGTACACTGACTGGCTGCCAGCGTCAACGCTGATCTGGAATTCAGTGATCTGCGGGATCAACCGGCTGCGGTGTAACTGCTTCTCCAGCAACAACCCATTGGTAAAGATCCGGAAGGTCTGCGTAGGTCTGGGATCTAGTTCGTGTATCAGTGGTCGCATGACATTGGATGCCAGTACATCTCCGTTGCCGCTCATTATCACGTGTACTGGTTCACTGAATCTCTCCAGGAGATCTCGTATGTGCTGGGCGCGTCGCATCTTGGTGTCAAACATCTGACCTTGAGTCAGCATGATTTTTTCTAATCTGCAGCTGGGGCATCGGAGATTGCAGCTCTCGTCGATGTTGATGCTGACTTGATATCGGGGATAGCGTATGTTATTGTGAACGACCCCACAGATATTCACCGCGCACCAAGAGAATTTCCTGCTGCTGATGTCCTGCTGCAGCACCTGGCTGATGGGATTCTGCCAGACTTGGCGAAGATCGCTGAACGAGTCGATGTTGCCAACGCTGATGGGCAACCAGGAGTCGCAGGGACAAGTGAAGCATTCGCCGGACCAATCTATCAGCAAAAATCTCCCAGGAGCATCGCAATCATGATCGATGGTGATGCCAAGCTCATGATTGCGCTTGATGCTCTGGAAATTGTGCGAGTGGTAGATAGGTATGTAGGACCTCACCACTGACCCAGCATCGTTCATGCTGATTATTTGCTGTGTGCTGGTAAGGTGTAGGTATAGATCACGATGCCTGAGTCCACGGTGATCTGCATGGCACCATCATCAGCGATGCGCATGACTTTATCGCCCACGAGATCGAGTATCGAAATTACCTGTCGCACTGGGTATTTCCTCACGGATTTCAACGATCCCGTGACATCGGAATGGAAGATAAATTCACCAGCGTGCGTGGAATGATCACCGAACGTGAATTTGAGATTGGTACTCTCGGTGCTGACATCAAACACAGAGAAATCTGCGTTGGCCTGTGCCTGCATCTTCAATCTCTGCACGCTGGCCACAGTGGGCTGGAATTCTATGTTCCAGTTGGCACCGCGGAACTTGGCTGTTTTTATCTTTTCGGCCACGACTTCGGCGGTCATGAATCGATAGTCATTCTCGAAATCGCCGGCCTGGTTGCGGAAGTGCAGGCCCACTGGGACTTCCACATCATTGCGTTTTTGGCGATTGACCGTGATCTCGGCATTTTCACGATACTCCGTGAGGTTCAGCAGTATCTTGAGTTTGTCTAAGTTCGGCATGCCAAAAGTACCGATAAATTCCGCCACGGGAGCCAAGAACTTGGCCTGCAGCACCACGGACTGATCCACGGCCACGGAATCTATCTTCGTAGATGAATCCGTGCCAACGATCTTGATGGCGTCAATACAACCTAGGTCATGCGTGTGTGATACCAAATCCAATAAATGATCTCTCATGATTTCTCCTTTTGACAATTAGTATATAGACCTTAAGATTTTTTATCTATTATTTTGGCCAGGCTCTGGCCGCCTCGCAAAGAAGTCAGTGCTCCTGGCTTTCTCAGTTCCAACCATGCACACGAAGCCGACAGCATCTGGCTGTACTCGATATCATAGCCCAAGCTCACAGCGAGATCACGAACCAATCCACCGGGAGTATAGCACATGAACTTCTTCTCTACCAGCCGCACGCCACCCACGGCATCACAGTCATTGAACGTGAACGCCAGCACGCCACCGGGTCTCAATATCCTGAAAAATTCCGACAGGTAGCTGCGCAGCAATTCCAAGGGTCTGTAGTGGAAGAAATTGTAACAAAAAGCCAGCCCTATCTGATTCTCTGGCAGAGCCCACAAGATGTTTTCTTGCTGTTCATCTATGGCGTAGCATCGCATCCTGAACTGATATTGCTCATTGAAGTTCGCCCGGGCCGGCTCCAACAGATCATGGCGGACATCTATGACATACAATGGATCCAGCGCCACAAGATGCTTGATCCAGGATTCTGTGCTGGGGCGCAATATCAGTCCCGGATACAACCAATCGCTGCGTAGATTCAGTCTCGCGATGATGAGATCGATGTGTGGTTGTGACAATGCCAATGGTCGATTGAATACATATTCAGCGGTTTCGTATTGTATATCTTGGGAGTACAATCGATAACTCTGGAGGTAATACTGTTTGCCTTGCTCGTTGATGGCTTGATCAAGCTTGGCAACAGTGTCATCGATATCTTGATGTAGATTCTGCCAGGCTTCTCGCACAGCACCAATAGCTGCATCCAAGGACTTCTCTGCATCAGCATCGCCGATGTCGCTGATCTTTTGTCGCAGAGATCCAAATTCCCTGAGGATCATGGACTCAGTGTCACTGGGACGAGCCTCTTGTATGTTGATCTTCTGCTGTAGAAATTCGCTGAGTTTCATGCGAAATCAAACAATGATTGTAGGGTGTTGTCTGTGTTGGTAGCAGATCCAAGGTCCCAATCCAGTACACCCAAAAGGTTATCGATCTTGCCATCTATCACCGTGGTCTCCATGGCCGAGTCATCAAACGGTAGTTCCCGGAACCATTGTGGAAGATGCAGTTCGTCGGTGGGATAGGCTATGGAAGTCCACGACAAGGGGTTGGATTTCAGTTTGCAGACGATGACCTTCATGCCATCAACGATCTGCATGCTATAGTTGTCTGAGTTCATGCGACGCATGGTATTCCAGTTCAATGCAGCACGCACATGTCCCGGCATGTTGGCGCGACCTTCCCGGGCTTCTCTGTTGCCGTACCGGGTGAGGTTGTTCACGCGTTTAGGCGATCCTTTTTCCCAGCCCGGACGCTCCTGGAAAGCATATTTGAAGTCGCGTATCTTTTGCACGATCGCTTCGCGCTGTGCGCCAGTCAATACATCATCTAATACTTCGCTGAGAAACTCTTGTATGATCCGGGGAGTATCTGATCGTTTGAGATCCAAGCCCATGGCCTTGACTTGGCCGGGCCGGCCATCTACATCATAACGCCGGCCGTCTCGGTCATAGTACAACACGGCGTAGCGTTTCTTGGTGATAAACAGGCCTCGGGTGGCAACGATCTCGCGACCCCCGCGTATCACTGATCCTAGGTCTCGGGGACAGTGAAAAGCCCGTTCCATGAACGCCGGGAAGCTCTGGTTCACTTGCTCGGCGATGCTGTCATAGAGAGCCACGGCAGTCTCCTTTGACCATGTCATGCGACCTGATTCTACTTCCTCGCGGACTGCAGGCCATGCTGAAAAATAACACGAATCTGTGTCACCGTAGATTATGGCCTCACCAGTGTGATCATATCGCCCAGTCACGCACTCGTTCACATAGGCATCCATGTGATGCGCGATGGCACGACCCGTCAATGTGGTAGATTGACCTATGCGTTTGTCCGAAAACCTACAACCGGGATTCAAAATAGCTCCATAGAGACTATTTAAATTGATCTTTTTCACCAGCTGACGTTTGTCCCAATACTCTTCCTCTTCTGGAATTTTACATTCCTTGAGTTTGGCTTGCATCTCCTTGCGCTCAGCGTACCAACGTTTGAGCAGGCCCGGAATCACGGCCTCTGTCTCGTAAGTGAATATTGTACCATTGGCCGAAATCATCCAGGGCTGATTTGAGTCAAAGATCATCCGCCATACTTCAGCGGCGCTGTGTACAGTCTCAGCACCGTCCTGCCAGTCTATGGTGATCTCTGTACCGCGTTGCTGTTCCATCACAGCAGTGTATTCCAGGCTGCCAAACAGGCCCTCCCAGGCCGCAGCAAAACTGTCTCCACGACTCATCTTTTCTTGTATCAGCCTGTCAGTCATCACGGGCCGCAGCTGGCCCACGATGGTCTCGGGCCCCATGTTCAAGGCACGGATAGCCGAGGGATACAGGCTGTTGATGTCTATTGACCCGATCCAGTCATGCAGGCCTTTTTTAGGATAGGCCACGTAAGCGCCAGCGGCCTGTGTGTCAGAGTCAGTGAGTCGTTGGCGACGATTGGGCACCACCATGCCGCGCTCATGCGCTTCGTTGATGATGGCTTGCTCTGTGACGGCCACTGCTCCCATGGTAGTGGGCAGCAGCACTGTATTCTCATGAGCCAAGGTATTGGCCAGATCCAGGAATCGCAGTTTGCGATCCAGCTGGTACAAACCATTGACGTCTTGTCGATTGTACTCTATGAAGCGGCGCCAGTTCTGATTGTACAGCTGATCCAGGGTACCTTCGAACTGGGTCTTGCCCGCAAGGCCTTCGTATTCCAGGATGGCGTCTAGGCTGTAGCTGTGGCGTTCTTCGTAGGTGTATTTCCTGTAGAGCTGCATGTAGTCTAGATGCACCCGGCCCACGAGATCGAACGTGATATTCTCGGCACCGAATCTCTCGAACGTCCGTTGCCGGGGATACTGATCCCACAGACAGAACCGGCGCGTGTCATCTTTGGATAACACTCGCGTGACACGCTGCACGGTGTAGGGTATGTCATAGCCCTCGCTGTTCCAACCACTCAAGACATCAGCATCTTGGATTAAGTCCAAGAATGTCTTCAAGAGCTCACCCTCGTCACGGAAAACAAAGATATTGTCAAACTCTTGGGAGATCTCTGCGGCGGTTTCATCGCTCATGTGTGCGGGCGGCATCACCAGCGTAACCAGCTGCGCCATCCAATCCAGATACACAGATATGGCAGTGACGGCGTTGAAAGGATCCTCGGGTCGACTAAATCCACGCTCGGCATCGAAGTCTACTTCGATGTCAAAGAACGCGGTATGTAACTTGGGAGCATCTTGGTGCCGGTAGTTTTCTTCCAGGCACCGGAACACGGGATTGATATCTGCTTCATAGAGCTTCTGACCCTTGTGCATGGCCTGCTCTCGGCGGAATTCTTTTGAACTGCGCGTGGAGAACCTCGAAACCGGTGTGCCGTAAAGGCTGCGGAATTTACCACGCGGGTCGTCGTAATAAAAAATGTAGGATGCAGGATATTCCACATAGCGGCGTTCACCTGCTCGGCGTTCTACCACATGTATGCGATCGCGCTCACGATCATGCAAAGCATCTATGTATGAAATATCTGTCTCCCTGCTTGACTGCGAATGTTTAGAGAGTTTTCCCCACCGTGGTCAAGATGTTCTCCAGCAAGGCGTGATCTTGTTGTTCCCGGCCAAACTCGGCTTTGTGGGCTAGGCGTATGGCTTTTTTCAGGATGTTGGGTTTGATCTCAAGCTCTTCGGCCACGGCCCGGATGGTGTCTGACAGGCCACCGTTGAGAGTCTCGATCTCATGCATGACCTGCATGCCCTCATTGATTATTTGCGTCAATTTCGCACGTTGTTCGCTCGTAAATGTTTTGTCTTGCAATTTGACCTCCTGGTAGAAATAATATTTTACAGCATTATCAGGGATTGTCAATAGCGATAGGTATCTGATTTATAGGGTCCTGTGATCGCAACACCGATGTACTGCGCTTGTTCTGGGGTGAGTTCAGTGAGTTCGGCCCCGATCTGGTCAAGATGTAGTCTGGCCACTTCTTCGTCGAGATGTCGGGGCAGCACACGCACTTCACCAGGCCGGTAATTTCGATGATTCTGGAACAGCTCGATCTGCGCGAGGACCTGATTGGTAAACGAGTTGGACATCACGAAACTGGGATGGCCTGTGGCACATCCGAGATTGACTAATCTTCCTCGTGCCAGCAATATGATCCTGCGTCCGTCGGGCCAGATCACATGATCCACTTGCGGTTTGATCTCTTCCCAATGCAGATCCGACAGCGAGGCCACGTCGATCTCGTTGTCAAAGTGTCCGATGTTGCATACTATGGCGTTGTGCCGCATGCGGTCCATGTGCGCCCGCGTTATGACATTGACGTTGCCGGTGGCAGTGACGAAGATGTCTGCTCGATCTGCTGCATAATCCATCGTCACAACACGATATCCCTCCATGGCGGCCTGCAGGGCGCAGATGGGGTCTGATTCAGTGACCCAGACCTGTGCCGACAGGCTCCGCAAGGCTGCTGCGGATCCTTTGCCTACATCACCAAACCCACACACCACTGCGACCTTGCCGGCGATCATGACATCAGTGGCGCGCTTGATGCCATCCACCAGGCTCTCACGGCAGCCATAGAGGTTGTCGAACTTGGATTTGGTGACCGAGTCGTTCACATTGATGGCCGGGAAAGGCAAAGCACCTGCCGCGGCTTTAGCCCGTAATCTCAGCACGCCGGTGGTGGTCTCTTCTGTGACGCCCCGGATTCCTGCTGCGATATTGGGATAGCGAGTGATGATACGATCAGTGAGATCATGCCCGTCATCCAGGATCATGTTGGGTTGCCAGCCTCCAATGGTCTGATCTATGCACCACCAGTATTCCTCCTCGGTCTCGCCCCGCCAAGCCCACACCGGTATACCTAGATCCACCATGGCAGCGGCGGCATGATCCTGTGTGGAGAAGATGTTGCAGCTTGACCAGCGCACTTCAGCTCCGAGATCCACTAACACTCGTATTAACACAGCGGTCTGGATAGTCATGTGCAGGCTACCAACAATGCGCGCGCCTGCCAAAGGTTGAGAGTCAAGGTATTTCTCGCGTATGGCCCGGAGACCCGGCATTTCGTGTTGGGCTATGGCGATCTCGCGGTGGCCCCAAGAGGCCAAGGAGATGTCTCGGACTTGATAATTCGGCATATGATTCCTTGTAGATATATTGATATGTATGCTCACTGGGGACTGGGGGTAGCGATTCTCCGGTCCCGGGCAGCAGCCGCCCACGCAACCTTACGGTCCTAAGGTTGAATCTGGTTACGCAATCGATAGTAGACTTCTACCTGATCGATCATGGTTCGCAAGGCCTCGTCGGACTCCGCGGATTCAAAGATCCCTCGCCAGAGTTCGCTGCGCGATCTCAGTCGTGCCAAGGGGCTCTCTTGTATGAGTTCTCGTTCTGTGGTACCCAGGCGACGTCGATACACAGTGCCACCACCATCGGGACTCTCATAGATATATTCAGTTGATGTCATGTTCAGATGCGGAATCGCATCGTGGTCTGTTCCCAAGTAGCTGTCCTTGATCTGAACGATGCTGGTGTAGTCATGGGGATAGGAGTACCGTGTGCGGGAGTCGCCGCAGTGGGAGATACTATCTCAACACCAGGCTGTGGTTCAAATCTTATCTTAGACCAGCTCAATGGTTGTTTATCTGTCACAGTCCTCTCCTTTGTAATTCAGCGCCTTTGTTGAAACTGGGGCTCCAGGAATTGGGCACCCGGCCGCCACGACGTATGCTCCATTCATAGCCAGCTCTGTGTCCCGAACAATCTTGGGTACACTGGCTGCCTTTGAATTGCAGCTCATTGACCTGCAGCCTCTTGACGAATTCTCGCGCTCTCATGTTGTTATTTATTCGTGATCCAGAAGCCCAATCTATCACCTGCGGCGCTGGGATACCATGATGTACCTGCGGGTTGTACCATGGGTTCATCGCGCCATTGCGGATAGATCTCATCGCTGTCATGATTGCGGAAGTCATCGTTGAATCGGGCATGCGCTTCTATCACCAATCCTCCCACGTATTCCACATTGATCCACTCCACGTCTTGGGCCACTGCATGTAATACTGGAGGCAAGGGAACTTGGTCCTGTATCCTGCACCAGCGACTGAATCTATCCAGCCTATGGCTATTACGGAAACCTTCCACGGCCAGGTGTTGCTGTCCCCAATGATAGTCCACTGAGATGTGACAGCCACGGAAGTAGCTCATCCAGAAGCTGCCATCGGGCACAGAGTCAGTGTCATCGGGCGTGAGCCAGCGACGTTCGGCACCACGCGCCATCATGCGTATGTTGGTTATGGGTTTGATGATGTACCAGTTGGCTTCGGGCACCGGTACTCCCGCGGGACCAGCCTGATATCCCATGCGCCGTGTCAGGATCAAACGATCATAGATCCACAGATGTTGAACAGGGACCGTGGCCCAGACATCTACATCACTGACAGTTTCCACGGTTTTGGTGGTTAGAGTTCGTTGGTGTTGTCGGGCCACCAATCAAACTTGGGCTCTAGACGATTGCGGTACAGCGCTTTGATGCGCCGATCATATTCTTGACTGCTGCCCTTGGCCCGACCTGACACCACATCCATGACATAGTTCAAGGTCACGGCATTGGCACTGAGAGTGGCACAGCGTGCTGATACTTCATTTTTCAAAAGATCTATCAAGATGCTTTCAGAGCTTTCGGCCAAGACCCGGACGAGATTTTTGGGCACATGCAGATCCACGGTGCTGTAGACGAAATCATAGTGTGGGGCTGGACAACAATGTAGTATGTATTCGTCTCGCACCACCACGCGTTTGAATCCATCGCGATTGTACCATGTGGCCTGGCTGCCAGTCTCTTCATCGGGCTGTCCCCAATGTCGGATCAAACTGCGAGCAAACTTCTGTGGTTCCGGGTTCTTCCAGTCTGCGATGCTGCCGCCACGGGCTTCAAATATGTCACGACTTTCTTTCCGAGTGGCTACATTTCTAGCAGCACCACGACGTTCGGGATCAGGATCTTGCCTGCGCTTGCGCGCTGCGGCCGATGCACGGCCTTTTTTGCCAAGGCTGTGTGCTTTGCTCTGTGGCAGGCACTTGGGTTTGCCTTCGCGCTCACTGCCGCGGGCACAAGGACCCATGATCTTGCCCTGTGGATTGAATCGCACCCATTTTTCACGGAACCACTTGCGGAGATCTTCCTCCATCTGCTGCTCGCTCACAGGCACGCAGTTGGGAACCATGCGGCTTCCCTTTTTCTTCATGCCAGCCTGGCGATACCCTGACCAGCAAGACTCCAGTATCTCGCGGAATCTCATGGCGGATCAGCGTCCCGCGGCGCCGAGATTGGCGCCTGCGTTGCTGATGTTGACTCGCTGGTAGACTCCACTGCCTTGCTGACCTCTTTCGATTCTAGCGCCCCAGTTGTCTATACCACGCTGGTCCAAGAAGTTTTCTAACCAGCGGCTGGCTTCGCGAACATCGCGGAAGTTCTTGTTGGTGAGATCCATGATCTTGGTGTCACCGTCTATGGTGATGGTGGCAGTGATTTTGTTGGCATTGTCCTGAGCCGGGCCGGCAGCGCTGGCACCCCCACTGAATGCCATGACACCGGCTGCGGCCAAGGCAGCCAGGGTCTCGCGCCAGCCTTCGTTGACTTGGCTTTTGTCGCCCCAGTTCTTGGCACCTTTTTTGCGACACTGTACCAAAGCACCCGAAGCATAGGCACTGGGCCATACTCGATAGCGGCTGCGCACTTTGTGATAGCAGGCATCTTTCTTGGCCTCGGCGATCTCGGATTCGGTCATGCCTCGACGCCGCATGAGATCATCGAGATCCTGTTGTATCTGCTGTATTTGTGCTTCGTCACTGTCTATCTCGTTGTCCAAGCGATTGATGTCCTGGCGATCCATGCGCTGCCCTGCGCGGAAATCATACAACAGGGCTTCAAGGTCGCTTTCGGCCTGCGGATAACGGGCGCGCAGTTGGCTCATTATCCTCTGTGTGCGCGCGGTCTTGCGTAGGTTGGGTTCTCGGCGTTCAAATAGTTCTGTCAGCAACATGTCAGGCCTCGTCTACGTAATCATCGCGGAGTTGTGTGGCTTGCCGGCGCCGAGCGCAGTACATCTCTGTAGCTATCTCGGCTTCGTCCAGGCTCTTGAATCGCTTGGGGATGGTGCGGTTGCGGATGCTGATGCGGAAGCCATCGTCTTCGTTACCGTGTATGCGGATCTCATGTCCATCATCGGTTTTTATGGTGCGCACAGCCGGACCGATCTGATCCACGGCCTGGGGTATTTTTTTGATGAGATCGGGATCTTTACGAATGGCAGTGGCCACGTCCTGCAGATAGTCGCCCAGCTGCCGTTTCATAGTGGTGATGACATCTTCAGACGTCATGCCCGCAGCCACTGATTCACGGAAAATACGCAGGCGTTCTTGTTCGATTACACTTTCATTGATGCCGGATGCGTTGATCCGGGCCTTGATACCATATCCACGGGATGTATCTACCAACTTCTTGGCCTGTGCCAAGGGTTTCACAGTGACCACTGCTCCGCCATGTTTCTGCACTTCGGCTATCTTGAGCTGGGCACGCTCACTGCCACGCGGATATTCATTGGGCAACACTTCTTCTAACGCGTCCCAGGCATCTCGGGCCCAGTAATCTTTGCCTGGAACACCAAAAAATATCACTTCCACCTGTTGATCGTTGTTGGCAGTGGGCGTGACCGTGGGCTGCGCTGCAACCGCGGTGCCCATGTCCGTGAGTTCGGCGATTGGCTGCGTGGACAACTTGGTGGTGATTGTGACGGTGCGTTCCGGTGTGCGATTCTTGATGGTCTGGCCCGCGCGGCGTGCTGCTTCTCTGCCAGAAAATGTCACAGGTTCACCTTGCCGACGCCATACCTGGCCATCTATCACGATGTACCAAGTTCCCTGCATGATCTGGCGATAACGTTCCTCTTCACCGCCCAGTTCTGCTTCAATCTCGTCGCGTTTGAACTGACGGCGTTCAGCGTCCATGGCTCGCTGCTCTCTGCGCTCATCGTCTAAGGGATTCCAACCGCTTTCCGCCACACCTTGTCCACTGTATTGCCGATAAAGGTCCACATAATGCTGGACTTCTTGTTCCCAGCCTCGGGGATCGCGGTTCTTGTACTGTAGGCCCAGCATCATGGCATAGGCTTCTGAGGCACTGAGCCATGAGCCGGGATCTTTATGATCGCCCATGCGAATCAACACCCTGCGTGTCTTTGGATCTAGTCGTTCCAAGCGGTAAGGATCTATACCTTCCGCCATGCCTTGCTGACCAATTTGACGATATTCAGTGGGCCAATCAAACACTATGCGATCGTATGCATCAAACACAGTGTCGAGGTAATCTCTCAATTCGTCAGGTATACGCTTTTTAGCCCATTCTGGGGGCATTTCAGAATCAATGCCCCGAACTTCGCCCCAATATATTTCCCAAACACGTGGAGTCCAGTAATCTAAAGCTTCGGTATCCAAGTCGCCTGCTCGCTGTAATGCCGGTGCAACAGACTTGTAGCCCTCTCTGTTGGCCCATTCGGCAAAAATTTTATGATACGGCTTGTTGTTTTTTACTGCCCATTGGTATAGATCTTTTACATCAGTTGGAGGCATTTGTGAATCAGGATACTTTGGTTCTCGCTGTATCTGACGCATCATGGTGTCAAATTTTTCATCTCCGGTGGCTTCCGCCACGCCTTGCTTTTTATCTTGTTGAGCCACCCAGGTGGCCAGCTTGCTCTTGAGACCGCTGCTGTGATGCTTGGGCGGGTTATGTGTATCTATCACGTCTATGTTGCGCTGGCTCAATGGTCCCCCGGCCTGATAAGCCGCAGGACTAGCTATCTGTCTGCGTCCGGGTTCGTTGGCCAAGGTGCTGGACTGGCTCGGAGAAGATAGTATCCGGTCCAGGTTCAGCTGCTGTGCTATCTTGGGATCGACCCATTGGAATTCCACGAACGAAGGTACGGAATCGTAACCTCCGCTGGCTCGATAATCAGCCTTTACGTAGCGTCCATCGCCCATGCGGAAATATGTGGTGCGAGGAGCCATGATATCCAGTTCATTCACGATGCCTTCCGCCATGTCTTGGTCTTCGCCCACGAGATAACCACGCGTGGCGTTGCGCCCGGCATAAGGACCGTTGAGTTGTGGCGATGTCTGTGGTGGATCAAAGTCTGCCGGCAGCTGACCCACCGCACGTTGCTGGCTGCTGATGTTTTCAGTGATGTTGCGTATCTTCATGCTCGTTCTTCTTTCAAGAAACTGCGCAGCATCCAGCGATGTTTGCCCTGGGCATCGATGCGCCCGGCCACGAAATCCGCGATGCCCTGTTGATTCTCTGCTTCGGCCGCGGCAAAGCACTGATTGAGATGATCTATCAGCGTCTGGCAGTCGGCCAAGAGCTCCTGTATCATGAGCCGTGCGCGCGGCACTTTGGTCTGTCCCGGCACCAGGCTCAGCTCGGCGAAACGTTCGAAGCTGCCTGGCGTGTAGTCATCCAGGATGCGTATGAATTCTGCTGTGGGGTCAATGGCATCGTATACTTCTTCATAGATCTTACCAAAGAATTTGTGCAGTTGCGCGAAGTCTGGGCCCTCGCAATTCCAGTGGAAAAACTGTGATTTGATCACGAACGCATACTGCGAGGCCAACAATACTTTGAGATCATCTACTAACATGGCGTGGCTTTCTCTTGTTCAAGGGCTTGATGCCGTTAGCGTATTTAGTGGTGTTGGGCTGTGTTGATCGTGATATGATGCTGCCCAAGGGCTGACTCACAGTGGCGATGCTGCCCGACACAGTGGCACCCGTGTCTTCGCGGATGAATTCTCGCGCTCTCATGTCATGATCTCCAAGTGCTGAGAATCTATCCAGCGTGCCGGGCCATGTGTCACGACATGATCAGACACCGTGAAACGAGCGAGATTCTTGCCTACTGGCACTATTTTCACGGGATATATCCCGGGTTCGAGGTCTAGTTGCAATATCTCTTCCAGGCTAGAATTATTCCAGCGCCACTCTCGTTCGGTGAGCAGATCATCGCGGACGTAGAGTCGATACACAGGCGGTATACCTTCCCATTCACAGTCAAGCCTGAATCCGGCGAGGATAAACTCATGGCGCATCCCATATTTATCGGGATTTCAATTCACGGGGATTGCCCACTATGATATCGTTTTTATTGTATTGGGCGCGCAGTATCTTGCGAGCCTGATCGGGATTACGCGCCTGCAGCGTGGTATTGATGATCTGGGTATAGCCGGGCTGCCGTAGTTTCAGCTTGACGAGATAGGTCTTGAGCCGCGAAAATTCTTTTAGACGCATGCTTTATTTATATTTTATATCGGTCGGCCATGACCGCAGTAAATATATCAATGAACACTACATCACATCCATCATTGCCCGTCATCACCTGCGATCAGGTCTTGGAATCTCCGGCGCACAAAACACTGCTGGAAGAACTCAGCCAGCAGAATCTAGACATGTATCAGGCCTATCCCAATAGGATCTTTACCCGACCCCATTATCAGACCTGGCTGCAGGGATATTTCCAACAGCTGATCGACTGGACTGTGACCAAACACTCCTTGTCGGGAGAAATACAGCAAGTTTTCTATTCCGTGGAATTACCAGGCTGCAACTTCATGTATCATCGTAGCCATCCCAACATCGGTGCGGTCATACACTGGAGTCCCGAAGACTTCCCCGGTCCCGGAATCCGGATGTTGGAACAAGGTCTTGATGATTCTGATGATTATCTCTGGAGCGACAAAGGTCGTTCAGGGCCCGTGTTTCCGTTCTTGGCGAACCAGGCCATAGTGGTGGTGAATCAAGAGCCACGGCACCACTGGGGATTCCAGTCTCCCATAGGCGAATCTCGCGCCAAGCGCAGCGTCTGGATCTATTTGGGAAAGTAAAACTGGAATCCCATGCTGGTCCGATAACCATTGGTTATAAACGGACTCTGATGGGCTTTTTTGTCTGTGTTTAAATTAAAATACCCGCGATTGTATCCATACTGAACGGTGTATGGAGCAGGTTCCAAGAACATGGTCCCGGGCATAGGATGCTGGCTTTTCTGCAGATACACCTGTGCCATGACATCGATGTCATCGGCGTCGCGATGTATGGGCACTTCGCTGCCGGGTAGATCCAGGAATATCTTGGCCTTGCGATAGTGTATGGGTCGTCCCACGGTATTGGCCACTATCACTGCCAGTTCAGTGCCTAGATCATGGAAAGGATCCAGGTCATTGCTGTGCGGGAAACTCAATCTAGCCAGTGGGCGATCCATGAACCAGATTCCGCTGTAGGCAAAGTACTGCGGCACGGTGTCTAGGAATCCTGCGGTGAAGACGTCGTCGATCTCCCAGAGAGTGTCGTGTATCTTGGTGATTTTTATGTCGGTATTGATGTTGGGCATACGGATATTTACTGCCGTGCCAGCGATAGATTATTTTTACGACCAGCGTTGTTGGGTTTAACAATCTTCTATAGTAAGATCTAACTGCTCCATTTCAGGCTCCAGCCCGCCCCGAACGGATCCACTATCACCATGGTGCCGTCCCGGCGTTCGCGCACGTTGAAGCCGGCCAGATCCCAGGCCAGTCCTTGCTCCGCGCCCCACTGCCGCAGCTGGCTCGCGATGTTGTAGAAGCCCGGCATCTGTGCGCGGTACTGCTGCATGAGATTGTCCATCAACAAGTTCCACCGGCTGTCTTGCCGCGCATGGCGCAGGAAATCCTGCCAGGTCGGGAAATGGTGCCACACGCCCTGATTCAGCAGCTGGCTCAGGAATTCCCGCACCGCGGTGGGCAGTTCCACCAGGGCTTCCATGCTGAGCTGCAGGAACTCGCTCTTACCTATCTGTATCTTGCGGTAGGGCTGGCCGTTGATGGTGCCAAATCTCAGCATGTGGGGATTGTTGCTGTGCTCTTGTGCCCACTGCCGATAGGCCAAGATGGCGCGATTGCCGGCCGCCTGCCGGCTACGTCCTTGGTTGGGCATGGGCATCACGATCTTGACCACGGTGCCTTCGTTCTTGCCCCACACTATGCTGTCCACGCCTTCGCCCCAGAACGCATATCCGGCCGCACGCATGCGCTGGCGCATCTCCTGCGCGTCCGGACTGCTGCTGGCCATCTCGCGCAGGTCGCGCAGCCAGGCAGCGTCATCCTGCTGCCAACGATCCTGTGCTTCAGCCACTTCCAGGGCTTGGTCGATCTGCGATGACGGAAGTCCAAACGCCCGATAACCTCGCCGCAGCGTGGCCACGTAGCCCTGAGAAGGCGCGCGCCAGGTGGTGTTGTCTCGCGTGTCCGGGGTCATGCGATACACCCAGGCCTCGACCCTGCGTGACTGATGCTGAACCGGCAACTGCTGCCGGCCATACATGTGGGGATAACCTTCCACGCGGTCCAGTTCGCTCAAGAGTTCTCGCGGTATAATCCACAGCGCGCCCCACACCTGCGACCCGGCATCGGGCGTTACGTCGGCATACTGCAGAAACTCGAACCTGTGGTTGTTGAGCAGGGCGGGCCCCACGGCCCTGGCCCCGGGCATGTGCTCCTGATCGGTCAGCATGCCGTAAGCGAAGTAGTATATGGGTTCGGGGCGGAAGTCTCGGTATCTCATGTTTTAGCGATTTTTCTTCCGGCCGCTCTTCATGTTGGCGCACCAGTGATACATACGACCGCGTTCGCCACCATACTTTTGGGCCCGGGCGCGTAGGTCTGTCACAGATCCCGAGCAACTGGCACCACTGCGTTTCACACGTCCGGGCCTGCTCTTACCTTTGACCTTACCATCCGCGAAATTTTCCGCCACACCTTGTTGTTTTCGTGTGAATTTGTATGTCATTGACCCCATTGGAGTCCGTCCCTGATGTATCATATATCCTAAACTACCGGCATATCTTTGTACCAATCTATCATACAATTTTTCTCTACTGCCTTTGGGATCATCTTCTTTTACTGCTGAGAAAAATAAACTAACAGGTTTTTTCTTTTCGATAAATTGTGCGATGGCTGTTAATACAGTAGCAAATACTCGTTGGGAATCACCTTCGCCAGTCACTTCTTGGCGGTTGTTCCTATAGAATTCTACCATCCAATTGTTTTTGGACTCCTTGTTAAACATTATGCTTAAATAGGTGCCATCGTCTAATGCTGCCAATGCGTCATAATCTCCATGCATTGATCGTGTCCACTTAATCCTGTAGGGTTGGTCCAGGCTTTCCGCCACACCCCCCGCTGAACCATCTATCGAAAAATATTCTCTGCCCATGATGGCGCTGGGTGGTATGGCGCCGCTGTAGATGTAAGTTTCTTCACCGGTGTCATCGTTTCTCAGCCAATGCGAATCTGCTGACAGCAGACGCCGATCTAGCTTGTTCTGATCGATCTTGAATATCACGCCGCCTTGTTTCATCAGTTCCAATATCTGTTGCTCGCGCTCGGCGTTGGGTTCTATCACACTGGGATCGATGAAACTACTGGCGATGTCCGGATAGTTGCTGAGATACACATAGCGGTGATCGCTCCAGTCAAACATCCTGAGATTACCGCCGGGCAGCAGCCCGTGTTTCCGTATGCTGGGTTCGAATGCTTTCAAGGTGGCATGATATAATGGTTCACGATCAAACCCCGGACTTTCTGCCATGGCACGTGCGCCCAGGTCGCCATAGCGACGCAGCGTGATCTTCAGGGCTTCCATGACCTCGTCGCTGTAGCGGATCAGCCGGGGATCTACCACACGCACTGGCGCCTGCCGCACGCCGGTCTGCAGCAGGGCAGCATAGCGATGGTGCCCGTCTATGATGCGATAGCCACCGCGCACGGGAGTGACCAGCAGGGGCGGAATTTTATCCCCTTGCTGCAAGGCTTGCCGCAGGCTGGCCACGGTTCTCTGGCTGGGCAGGTCTCGCATCTTGGTCATGGGTTCCCAGGGCCGCAGTTGCTCCACCGGCACCATCCGCAAGGGAAAATCCTGGATGCGCATGCCCCGACCGGTGTTGGTGACGGCACCTTGGTTCCGCGGATTGGTCATCATGACTATGGGCGCGTCACGGTCGCTGCGGTTTATGACATTGCGCCCCCAGTTCACGATGTCGCGCAAACCTTCCTGCGTGAATTCTCGCGCTCTCATGTGCGCATTTCTCGGTCACGCATGATCTGATAGTAGTCCATGAATTTTTGTTCGCGATCTCTCAGGCCACGCAAGGCAGGATTTATGCCGCGCGTGACAGATGCCACATCATAGAAATCCCTCACCAGGGGTCGCACTCGTTGTTTCCAGTACCAGGCCGCGATCTCGGCCGCCACGTCGGGTCGGCTGGCCAGGTCTGGATTACGTTCGAGATCCAGTCCCAGCGCCCGCCCGGCCTGGCGATAATTGTCGCGCCCGGTGAGTTGTATGTATCCACGACCGCGATATCGCCAACCATCACCCGAAGCTTCATTGCCGTTACCCAGGCGGTTAGCATAGGCGCGATTGGCTATGGCCTTTGGTCTGTTGGCATACTGGCTGGCGATGCGGGCCGAGGAGAAAGCCGTGGGAAATGTCTTCATGAGATTGGGCGCTGAATAATAGAGATTCTCTCGCATGCTGGTGAAGTCTTGGCTCTCATGAGCGGCCTGTGCCAGCAGCGCCGCCAGCTCTGCTACACGAGTGATGCCGGCTCGCATGGCGGTTTTCAGCATGCGCCGTTCGTCGGGTCCGGCGTTGGGCAAGGGTAGATCTTTGGCGCGAGCGGGTGGGTCGGCTGCCCGGGATTTCTCGGGTTCTGTGATCCTGGGTTGCGACGCATCAGAGGATGCGGGTTTGGTTTGTGTTCCTGCTGCTGGTGTGGGTTTTGGTTTGTCTGCTGGTGCGGATCTGGCCGGAACGGCCCGGTCAGTGTAGCCCAGGCGAGCCAGCTCGTCCCTGCGCTGTGCATCCAACACATTGCGCTCGCCGGGTATGCGCAGCTTCTGTCCCGGGGTGATGGTGAAATTGCGATCCAGGCCATTGGCCCTGGCTATCACCTCGGGCGTGGTGTTGTTGGCACGGGCGATGCTGTACACAGTGTCACCCTGTTTTACGGTGTGCGCACCTGCGCCCAAGGCGAGACTACCCAGGGCCAGACCCGCGGCAGTGTCGCGCCAGCCTTCTTCCAAAGATCCAAGATCAGTGCCCGGCACATGTAACACATTGTCGGCGATGGCTGGCAGTCTTGCAAACACAGTGCCCACAAAATACTGCTTGCTCTGCCGATCCATGACTCGCAAGCCCACGGCTTTGTTGAGCTTGGGGTCATACAGCCAGAACTTCTCGCCTCGAGTGAACTCCAACATCCGCCGTCGCACCATGGGCAACTGTTTAAGGATAGCGTCGCGTTCTTGATCCGACACACCGCGCTCTATCTGCCGCAGGTAACGATGGTAATCACGCCCTGGAGGATCTTGTGGATCGGGATCTTCAAAATGCAGCGTGATGTCGCCGATGCCCCAGGTGCGCCTGCGTTCTGTGATAGGTTCAGAGAATTCCTGGGCTCGCATGCGCTATCCCCAGCTGATCCAGGGATCGATTATGACGTAGGTGCCGTCCCCACGCCGCATGACATTGCCACCGTGCAGATCCCAGTCGTAATCCCAGTTTGTTTTGCGGTGGGCCGCTCGCATGGCTTTCCACAGGCTGGACAACTGCCAGCGGTTTTCATTGATCCATTCTTGGGGGTCATCTCCCCAGCCTGTGAGACCATCCATGAAATACTCGAGGTCACTGCCGTCGGCCACGGCTTCGGACATGAGCTCGATCATTTCTTGTTCGTCGGCCATGAGCGGTTCCAGGCGCTCCATGGATATCTGCATATAGTTTCGGTCGCCCACGCGGAACTTGGCGAACACGCTCTCGCGGCCCTGTTCATCCCGCTCTGTATAGTACCGGGGCCAGTGCGGGCTGGGATGGCTCTGCGTGAGTTTCAGGAACCGCTGGAAGGTGGCCATGGCCACGCCGGTGTCGCCGCGCCAGGAATCCGGCATGATGATCTTGATCACGCGTGGCAGGCTGGGGTGGCTCCAGGCCGTGGCTTCCGCTCCACCACCCAAGAAGCCATATCCGGCCCGGCGCATCACCTGATCGATCTTGCTGGATCGGGCCGTGCCTGTCTCATACTCCGGTATGAGTGTCTGGAATTCTTGAAATCGCATCAGTTACTTATCCGGGTGCAGCGTGGGTTGGCGTCGCGGCTCGGCAGCGCTGTTGGTGTGGCCGTTACCGTTGCCGTAGCGCATGCTCAGGAACTTCTTGGCCACTTCCGAGCCGCCCACGGTGGCTACGTACACCAGCAGCAGTTCCCAGTTTGTGGCATTGGCGTTGGTTATGACCACGTAGGTGGCCGTGGCATAGGCCACGTTGGTCCAGAACTTTGAGGCCGAGAACTTACCGTGTGGATCTTGGAACAGCGGGCTGTTCATTGGCGTCTCCTGCGACCCAGGGTTTTTTCTTCGGGCTCAGCGCTGATGGGTTCTCTGCGGGCTCGGATGCTGCTGCGTGGTATTTCAAAATCAGAACCCCGGGCCTGTGCGGTGGTTTTCTTTGTGGGTTCTCCCGGCACCGGTCCGGGATCGGGGTCCGGCGCGCCAGCGGGCTGCAGCTTGAAACTGAAACCACCCTTGGTGGGATCGGTACCACCGCTCTTGCTTTCCATGGTGACTTTGCCATCCAGCTTGGCTGGCCACTGGGTGCTGAACGCCAACACGTTCTTCTGTGCCTTGGCATATTGTTGTATGAAGTTGTAGTCCAAGATCTCCAGTATCACTTCCTGGAACTCCGGCACAGCGCCACCATTCACCATCTCCATCACGGCCTTTTTCACCACATACGTGAGCTTGCCGCCGTCACTGCCGCGGCTTTCCAGTCCAGACCACAGGGACTCATACTCAGGCATAGGAGTGTCGTTCTTGAGGCTGTCGCGCACCGCAGCCACGATATCCTCGGGCCAAGGCAGGAATTTTTTGAATTTTTTAGGCACGCGGTCGGGCAGCCGCTGATCGAATAGGTTCATCATGAGGAACACCTGACTCACGGTCTTGGGAGATGGAATGTTTTCGTTCTGCGTGAGTTCTATGAGATCTATGGCCACGTCGTAGTTTTTCTTGGCCTTGACGTGGTCCGGTATCTTGAGACCACTGAGGCTGGGTGGCGCGCCACCTCCGGTGCCCTTGCTGGAGATGTTGATGGTGTGTCCGGTCTTGGCGTTGCGGATTTCGGCATAGCTGTCGGCCAGCTGGTTGCTGGGATCACTGGGAAAGTTCAGCACCAGGCTTTTCATGCTTCCTCCCAGCCAGTCCAGGAATCCCTGTCGCTTGCTGGCTCCGCCTAGCCACTGAGTGGTATCGTATATGAGAGCCAACACGCCGAGATACTCTCCAGCATAGTCTACTATGGCTTTCTTGATCTGCTCGTTTTTCACGAACTCATCGGGTATAATAGCGGGTTCGCCGCGCGTGATCTGTTGCGCCATGGCTATGATAGCTCGACCGTAGTCAGTGCTTTGCAGCACTGGGTTGTTCGTGATCACACCGGCGAGCTTGGAGGCTGGTATGTCCTGATCCGTGATGCCGATTTGCGTGGGCTTGACCTGCGCGCCTTCTTTCTTGAGGCTGGCAGTGTCCGCTTCGCCGGGTTTGGCTGACGCTCCGCCAAACTCGGCGGTTTTACGGAACTGGCTCAAGGGCCATTCCCGACCGTCAAGATCGCGGCCTTTCAGCGCGCCGCGGAATTTACCCTGTGCTCGTAATTGTAAAAAACGCTGGGCTTCGCGTGGATCCAGTGTAACTGGGGTGCCTTCTCGTTCGGTGTAGAAAGGAAGGCGCTCCTGGATGTGCGATATGAACGCATCAAATCGCTCGGGGTATTTGATAATGGTACCAGCATCCAATGTGGCTTCGGCCAATGAATCTAATCGGTCTAATAAGTCTCTCACTATACCATCTCCGGTACCACTTCCAGAGGTATGTGCGCCACACCATTCCTCTGTGCCCACTCACGGGCGCTTCTGTTGGCATCGGCCTGTACATTGCCTATGCCCGATATCGTTTGCAACACATCACCAGTACTGGCATTGCGGATCTGCCAGCGGCCCGAGAACTCCGCCTGTGGTTGACTTGCTGCCTGCTGCCGCTGGCGCTGGATATCCAGCGTAGATCCTGGTATGGCGTTCTCCAAAGGTACTAATTGATAATTACGAGGGTCCCCGATGCGCTCTTTGGTCCAGGTCCTAAAGTATGCCAGAGCTTCTTCGGGGGTATTGCGAGTGAACGATATCAGGATGCGATCATCCCTGGTGTTTACGATGGCATAGTTGGCATCGGGATCGCGAGTGGTGTTGGCACGTGGTGGATCTATGTCCGAATTCTGCCACAAAGGATTAGTGATGTTGCTGGTGGCCACAGATTCCGGATCTCGCGGATCGTTGACGATACGAGCACCCGGTGCGCCTCCGGAAAGTTCTTGATTGCGGCGCCAAGC